GAAAAATATAAACCGCCAACATTTGGGTAACATTGATAGGGAGATGGTAACAAATGAATGATGATTTAAGACCGGCGAGAGGACTATTAAATGGTTGCATGTTTAGCATTTTATTATGGTTGATTATCGGAGCAATTGCATATTGGCTATACAAATAGAAAAGCCCCGGCAATTAAGCCGGGGTTATGTTCTACCTATTTACAGCAAGATAGCCTATACCTGCCACAAGAAAAGCACGCTGCACTTTAAGCCATCTAATTTCCAGTTTTGTTTCTTTGCTTAATTTGTTCAACGATTCGTTTGCCTTCTGCAATGAGGCTTGCGCTGTCGTTAGATTGGTCTTTGCTGCTGTCGATTCGTCTTTCAGTGCCAGCAATTGTATCTGCAATCTTGCCAAGTCCTGTTGATACTCTTCCAGACTCAGCCGCGCTTGTGTCAAGTCCTGTTTTGATTGTGTCAAGTCGTTGAGCAGCTTGTTGTTGTTGATCTCCAGCTGATTGAATATTATCTCTAACCTGGTCAACTCTTGCTCGTCCACCGAATAGGCCTGGGCCGAACATGTAGCAAACGACACACAGACAAACAGCAAGGACAATATAAATGATCGTTTTAGCGTTTGGTACAATTGGAATCATCCCCTTTCACTCATCCTATTTCTTAATCCAGCATCTGACCAATCTTCGCGCGATTCTATCGGTTGTGGCGGCTGCTCCTGTGGCGCTTGTATTTCGTCTGTGTGCGTATTTTCTGGCTCTTTGGTAGTTATGCCTAGGTAAGATTTAACCCCCTTCCAAATGGCGACTGCTGCGTTATATTGGAAGTTGTGATCTGCGAGTAATTGCTCTTCTTCCGGATTAGATATAAACGCCAATTCAACCAGTGCTGCCGGCGCATATGTATAGCGAATAACAAAGTAGTTAGCCATGCGAACGCCGCGGTCTTTGCGTCCTAGTTCTGCAAGGAGCTCACGTTGAATGTGTTGTGCTAGATCCATGCCGGCGGCAGATCCCGGGAAATGCCAAGTCTCTGTGCCTTCTGGTGCCGGCGTACTAAATGAATTACAGTGGATGCTAACAAACACGTCTGCACCGAAATTATTGCTCATGTTAACGATGTTTTTTAGATCGTCATTTGATGCATCTGTGCGTTCTGTGCGCGTAAGTAACACCTCATGCCCTTCTGTTCCTGCCATATTTGCAAGGAGCTCACTTACTGCAAGTGCTACATCAGACTCGTAAAGCCCCGTGGGACCAACGGCCCCTGGATCTATCGTTATACCGGCATGCCCGGGATTTATGCAAAGCTTCACGGTTGTTTCCCTTCTTCCACTTGAATTATCTCTTCTGCCTTTTGTGTTACTTGGGAAGTTAGCGGGAGCCCCGCCTTTTTCTCGTAATATTTATTGACAACAAAAGCAAATACTCTATATAACGGATTGCGCGAAGCTTTCAAATTCCTTGCTATGCTTTTCATCTCAGTCATTACAATATAAATAAGCAGTGCATATGCAATTTCATTAAACATATAAGCTTCAACAGACTTAAAAAGCTTCAGCAAGCCGCCGGCAAGCAACATCATTACAAAATAGTAACCTACTTTTGGAAAAAACTTTTTACGCATGGGCTCATCGTCAAAGACATCGTGCGTCCATGCTGCTATAAATCCGACAAAAGGCCACTTGCTATTTGGCGCATATTCTCGCCTTGCTTGATAGCATAGCGCGTTTAGTTTCGCCCATAGATCAAATAACACAACCGCGGCAATAAATAAAGATGGTTGCCAGATGTCGCTGAAGAAAAACCCAAAAAATAAGCCAAGAACAGTTTTAATTTGCCAGTTTTCCAACAATCTATTGAAAACTTTGCACCATTCAGACACGGTATCGCATGATCTTTCGATAATAATTAACACATTTTACATCTCCTTTTAATAAATAAGAGGCCAGATTTCTCTAGCCCCTCTTTAAACACTGTATTATAATGGGAATAATTAACATATAAACAAGGTGGTGATAAGATGACTAGACATCCGTGGTCTTGTTTTTGGTTGTTAGTAGCTGTTTTCTTCTTTGTTCAAGGTTTTGCAATGACAAACATCGCAAGCGGCAGCAATTTAATGGTATTTTCTGCAATACTCGGATACTTTCAAATAAAAAAGATATTTAGTTAATCTTTTTTTGCCGATCATATGCCTTTTTTGCTTCCTGCTGTTCTTGTGCTATCTTGCGCAACTGCTGTTGGAAGTCCATTAAAACTTGTTTTCGCTGTTCTGGTGTATACCGCTGATCTCGTTGTGCTTCGGCAATGCGTGCAGCGGTATCTCTTTTTTCTCTTTCAAGAGAACCAATTTTTTGCCGATAAAGTTCATCAACATTGAGCGGAACATTACGAACACCGCCAAAAACATCTGCAATAGAAGATGGTAGGTCATATTGCCTTCCCTTTGCATCTACTCCTCCTGTAGCCCCATTGTAGAGCTTATCAAAGGCGTATGTACCAGGTACAGGCGCTGAAGGTCCAATAGCATTAAATAGGTATTTAGCAAAGGCGTTGACTTTCTGCTCTTTTGTCATCCCGGGCTTGATAACGTCCATGCCTATTGCGTTCTGACCGGTACGGGCCAACATAACAGCATCAGAAATAGGATTTCCTAAAGAAACATCGTTGCTGAATGGTAGGATATAGGAAATATCAAGGTTGTTTTGTACCTTTTGTTCTTTTCCGTTTACGGTCCTTGTCCCTTCTCCTAGTGGGAGCAAAGTTTTGGATCGCATGTACTCAGGCAATATTTTATCCTGATCATCGCTGTTTGTCTGGTTCTGCGGCTTAAGATACTTTGTAACCTGGGCAGGACGGTTATATAGGGCTCTGGCAGTCTCCTTAGTTGCGAAGTAAGGGAACTTGGCAAAGGGGATTATACCGTTTTTAGATATAGTATTAATCCACTCTGGCGCTTGTCCGTAATTGAATAAGGCCCTGTCGGCTATCTTAGCAGCTTCTTTGGCTGTTTTCCCTTTGTCGCGGTGATAAGAATAGACAACAGCCCTCCAGTACTGATCCGGGGCCCCGAATGCTGACATAGCCTTATCAGCGAATTGCTTCACTGCATTTGGCTTGCCGCCTAAAATGTTCTTTAACTCCTGCTTGGTAAAGATATTGTCCATTATACCGGTTTGCATTAACTCGCGGATTTTGGGATCATTCCACTTCTGTTTTGTGAAGATAGTCTTCATCTGCGCCATGTATTTAGGAAGCGCATACATAGGAACTTCCCCGAATACATTTGACATAGGAAGGCCGCTGTAGAAGTTTCTCATTATAGAGCTAGGGTTCGCTAATTTTGATATTTTCCACCAGCTAGTAAGCGTTTGTGCGGCTTTAAGGAGGCTGTCAGGAGCGGCGTTTGTGTTGGTTACGTTTAGGACTTGTTGGTACACGTCTCTAGGAACCCATTGACCAGCAAGAGCGCCATATCCTTTAGTTTCTGGTATTTGCAAGTACCTGCGCCGTTCCGGTAAAGCACGAGATAACTCTGCTGCTTTTTCTGCACTGACTCCCCAGTCAGAGGCTACCTTTGATAGAAATTGATCTTCGCGCAATGTCTTTGATGCACGATTGAGCGTATCAGTCATGCGGTATTCTGCATTATTGATAACGCCCATCTTTTGAAGCGTAGCACTAGAAATGCTCTGCCGTTCAGCGAAATCTTTCATTGCAACGCGATGTTCTTGTCCAAACCCTTGGGCCCCGGCATTAGGAGTTTTAACGCTTGCCAAGTCTTTATAAGCTTTTGCGTATTCCTCTTGTGTGCCGTTCTTACGCAAATCTTCGAGGAAGTCAGCAGGGCTATCGTATTTCTCGTAGGAGCGCCTTAAATGGGATCCGTCAGGAAAATGTATTGCCGATTCATCTGCAAGCCTACTAGCGTTATAAAGCGCGTCAGATTGCTTTGTGTTTAGCTCGACAAACTTGTCACCTACCGATTGAATGGCCTTGCGTAGTCCGTTGTCAGGAATGGAGTTTAATATTTCATCCCGGTATTGATATGCAGGGAGCATTACATCTGCAACGCCATCAGCCCGGGCTTGTGTTTGGCGCACATCAAGCAGGTAGTTCGGTATTTCTTCTCCACTGTTGCGGAAGGCATCTGCGGCAGTTTCTCTTGGAACGTTCCCGGCTTTAACTTCAGCAGCGAGCTTATTATTTTTATGCAAGTCCAGTATGTCCGTTTGCATGTTAGGAGTTAGCTGCAATGTGCTTTGTGGCTTGTTTGCTGACTCAATATAATCAATCAATGGTTTATCTGCTGCTGTTCCATACTGTGCTAACTCATCTTTTGCAAACTGTGTAACATCTCTTTGCGCTAGTTGATCCGTTGCTCGTCCTGCGTTAAACTCTGCAATGTCGTCTGCAACGCGATTTTTGCCGAATATGTCCTCTAGTGTTGCAATACCTTTTTGCCCTGCTTCTGAGCCTTTTACGGCCTTTACAGCGGGGCTTATTACATTGTCGGTTAATCCTATAGCTTTGCTTGCTTTAGCCGCACTGCCGACCATTTTGGCAGGAGTTGCAATCCACATTGGATCAAAAGCAATATCTAATCCTAATCCTGCAACTGCTGCTGTTTTGGGATTTTCTTTTACCCAATCTTGATTAAAAGATTCTTTAAAAGATGGTTTTTCCTCCCACCCTCTTAGTGCAGCCTGCATTAATGTTTCATCTTGTGGAGAGTTACCGGATAAATTTCTTGTAACACCAGCAATAGCGCCTCTTGGTTTATCAAATACGCTAAGTGCATCAAGTGCCGCTATTACTGGTTTTGCGACTACATCAGCAACGCCAGAAACAACATCGTATAACCCTGTCCCTGATTGTTCTTGCTGCGGCTGTTGCTGTCCAAATATTTGCCCTAATGACGGGCGCTGTTGTTCTGCTTGGATAGGTTGATAGTCGTACTGTTGCTGTGGTGGTTGAGAAAAAATCTGATCAAGAGAAGGGCGCTGGCCTTGTTGACCTGCGCCGCTGAATATTTCATCAAGTGATGGTCTGGGCATGCTTATCACCTGCCATATTTGTTACCTACATAGTTTCTAAGATCTTCTAACCAAGTGCCATTTTTTGCATAGTCTCGCAATGTTTCATTATTGCTGCCAAATGTAGGTGCCGATCCAACGTTAATTAGTCCATTGCTTGGCTGAATAGGCTGAGAGGCAGAAGCGTAATTAGGTGTAGATGGTTGCGGAGATCCATTAATAAATGCCTGTATTTCTTCATCGCTATATCCTGCTGCCCTAGCCTGTGCAATACGTGGGTCTATCTGTTGTTGTGAAGATTGTCCGCCAGGAAGCAGTCCGTCAATGATTGGCTGTAGCCTTTTAGCTAGTTCTGGGTTTTTAACACGCCTTGTCATTACTGGCCTACCGTTTATATCAAATTCTCCTGTAGCTTCTTGAACTGTTTCGGTGGCATCTTTATATAGAGCCAATAGGTTTGCAGATGTTAATCCATTTCCTCCACCGCCACCTGATGACGCTCTTGCAGCAGCAGCGGCGGCACGATTCTTTTCATTTTCACCAGCTTGGAACTCCTGATTAGCCCTTGTTTCTACGCTCACTTGTTTAGGGATGGAGAAATAAGGTTGCGGGCTTCCGTTTTCACCAGTGTCAATTGGATTGCCGAAATTATCAGTGCGGTAAAAGTGGATATTAGCACCGTCGTCATATTTTTGCGTATTGCTGGACAATAGCCCTTTTAATGTTGCAGGGTCCATATTGCCGGTTGCCTGTGCGTATTTGATAAAGGCTTTTTTCTGTGCGGCACTACCGTTAGCAGACAACACGTCTTGCAAAGCAGCATCGCCCTGTGATTTTTTATAGTCGCCTCTCGCCTGTTCGATTTCGCTGTTCATTTGTTGCTGTATCTGAGGCATATATTGGCGCAGCATGGTTGGGTTGATATTGCCTGATTTTATCGCTTCCTGCATGCGCGTAGCGTAGTTTTTGCGAATGTCTTTTTCTACATCTTTAATTGTGCGGTTTTTCTGCGTGATTGTTGGCTCTTGAATTTGTTGCGCAGGTTGTTGTAATGCAGTTTGTCCATTAAAAGCAGCCGGTTGTTGCAATTTTGGTCCATTACCGTACATTCCTGCCTGCTGATTATGCAATCCTTCAGCATACTTTGTAGACGCTTCTGGCGAAGAGAAAACGCCAAGATGCTGACCAGTTTGCCGGTAATTGTTCACCGCTTCATCATCTGACCATATCCGGCCGTCATTGCTTACCGTAGGAAGCAACACCTCTTTACCGTCAATGTTAGCTCCCATAGAGCGGACTGTACTAATAGATCCATCAGAATTTTTAACAGTAGGGCGCATGGACAAATCAATGTTCCCCTGTTCAACCATACCGGATGGATTACCTACGCTAAACAAACCTTGACCACCATAGATAGGCGGCGTTTGTCCTATTTTAGCGAAGTCGAATAGCCGTTTTGGCTGTTCACCTCTAACGCTTTGCAACGCATGATCAAAGTTAACTTGGCTACGCATTCCGGTACCGGTGTCAACATCGGAAGGCTGAAGCAATCCAAACAGGCTCTGCGTAGATTGCAAGTCTTTTTTCTCTTGCGCCCGCTGCTGGTTTCTTTGCATTATGGCTGACGTTATTTGAGCAACAGCATCCCAAGGACCGCTTTCTTGTTGTTGATTAAACCAACGCATTTAATCACGCCCCTTTACGGCAAACCCGTCAGCAAAGTAAACATTAGCGCCTGTACATTTGAAGTCATATACCAGTTCTTTAGGCTGTCCACCTTGAACAGAGATAACTTCTTCTGTTTTGTCTATGCCAACAAGCTTTTTACCTTGCAATTGATGCGGCAATAAATACCCTTCAGTGGTCATAAAAGGTTGTGTAGAAGTTGGCCTAATTTGCGCTGTTTTTGTCTTTATGAGCATATAGTCGTTAGGGGATATAAAAGGCTCTTGTAGCTCAATTACGGACTCTACAGAGCCATTAAGCGAATACACTTTATCGCCTATTTTAATGTCTTCTATGTTTTTGTATCCGTCAGGTGTGGCTATTTTAGTTCCAGCAACAAAACACATTATCGCTGCTGATCCAATACTACCAAGTGCGCTCCAGGCTCCAGAATTGCCACCGCCACTTTGTGTTGTGGTTGATCCGCCAGTTCCCATACGCCCGTTATAGAGAGTATTGAATAGGTTTTGTCCTGCTCCAAGGCTATTATTTGCATAGTTGAATAGTTGATTAGGAGTATAATAGCTGTTTTGCTGTGCTTGTGCAGACGTGTTAAGTTGATTTGCTGCGTTATTGGCTGTATTGCCAAGGATGTTGGCGTAGTTGTTCATATCAGTTGAATAGCTAGCGTTAAGCGAATCTGCTGCTTTTTTACCAATGCTATCAAATGCCGTATCTTGCGATGAACTATTTATAATTCCGCGGCTTGCAAGGTTGTTTATTGCGTTGCCAAACGTGCCGGTAAGGTCATTTGTCAATGTCGCTTTTCTTGCATCGCTATAAGCTGTCGGCAGGTTTCCGCTCAACAAGTTTCCGTAGCCACTGTTTACGCCGTTCATTGTGTCCGTATAGCCGCCAAACGCCTTGTTCCAATCAAGATTGATTACTTTCCCTAGCGCAGAATTGGCTTGGTTCTGGTAATTTGTTGCGTTGTTAAGTCCGGTTGTACCGTAGTTAAACAAGCCGGTCTGCAATGCAGCCTCTTGCGCTGTTTGTGCAGGTATATTTCGAGTAGTTGTCTGTGTCTGTCCACCGCCTTTAAACCGTACATGACGCATGCTAGGCAATCCGGAGCAATCAGACCATGTTTGTTTTCCTTGCATCATATTACCTCCTTATCGAAAATCCAATAGAATTCACCATTTACTCTCAACCCACTAAGCGGAAGGTTTAATTTTGCCTTTGTTTTTCGCATGTATACAGCAGGAGAGCGCTTTGTTGCTGTACGCAGAAGAGTGCATCCTTGTTCTTTTGCAAACTGCATACATGCATTGTGCGCCCATGTAATGTCATTAGTGCAGGTATGGTCGATTTCAAATATGTGCCTGAATTTATGCCAGCAGAAAAAACCTTTGTCTGGTTCGTAGTAAATAGAAAAGCCGGGGAGTAAATTAAACTCCTCGGCTTTTTGTTCGTATTTTGTTATCCATTGTTGTAATGTCATTAACTTTGCCACACATCAAACGCCCACGGAACGCTCGCCGGATCTATCGCAGATGTTGTTACGTTAGCAACTCTGAGCTTTACTGTGTTAGTAGCAGAAACATATGCGTTCCAAGTTAATCCGGCCTCTAAAGATTCTGGAGTAGCAATTACTAAGTCTCTTAATACTGCTCCTGTGATTGTTACCGTTAACTCTGCCGTGGAATTTGCAGGAATAGATGGAAAATTAAGGCTTGACTCTGCGTGTAGTCTAGCGGTTATGGGAAAAGATGTAGCGGGACCAACGTCAAGGCCATCAGCTTGAAGAATCAATTTACCTGAATTATTATGTTTTATTATTGCGCGTACCGGCGTACTGCTGCTGCCTTCGTATGTTATTTCCAAATCTTTTGTGCTGGAATTTTGCACAAACCTATAATATCCAAGGGCGGTAGGATCTTCTATTATTAGGTCTTTGAATACAATCTGAGATTTTATAAAAGTTGGGTGGCCTGTTATCTGTTGCGCTCTGCCAGTAATGTAATTTCCCGTTCCGTTGTCAACTATATTATCAGATATGCTGTTGCGATAGCCAAATACTGTATTATAAAAAGATCCGGACTCTAGAACTATTTCTCCGCTCGTTCCGCTTGTATTATCTTCTGTGTATGGATTAATAAAACAGTTTCCTTTTGCTCCTGATTTTATCCTTATGCCAATTCCATCGTTACTTTGGCTTACCACGCCAATAAAAGTATTATCAAAACAATTCTCCAAGCACAAACCATCAAGAGCATTGTCTCTCGAATCTAACCCTAAAAGATATCCAGCGTTGGCATTAGGCAATGGCGATCCTGTTCCGCTGTTTATATATACTCCATTTCCTCCATTCCCCAACGTAATTACATCTTGCAAGCGCCATGCATTCACACTGCTACCGGTTAAATCGCCCACCTGGATACCGTGGCTTCCGTGGCTTGTTGCAGTTACTTTTCGCGCGTAGCTTCTTCCACCAATTAAAGATAATCCAAGTCCACCATTACCGGGAGCGCCGTCAATGATAAGGTTTTCTGCTCCTGCATTAACGTCTGATACGACAATTCCGGTAAAATTTCCGACCTTATATAGTCTTGTTGTTCCACCATCGCCTACATTAGTTCCAAATCCATCACCTAATAGTTGAACATTTTTAGTTATCGTTATACTATTATTTATCCAATACATACCCCTTGGCGTTTTTGCAACACCACCACCACCATCATGAACAAAGTTTATCGCTTTTTGGATTACAGCCCAATCCATTTCATCTGTTAAATTGTTTGCATGCGGATAAACCGCTTGAGCTTCTACCAATGTTGAAAAACGCGTTGATAATGGTGTGCTTACTCCGGCAGGAGCTATTTGTGGCGGGAGATAAAATGCTCTAACATCAACATGAGGGCCTTTTGTTATAAAATCAGCGCTTTTTACTGTCCCGGAATAGTCAGAAAGAGCGGGAAGCATTGCATCGTCAGCTAATCCGTCAGTCCCTATTTTTGCGCCGTCACTACCGCTTCCGCTATGACCGTGTCCGTCTGATGCCATTAACCCAGATTGTATTTGATATAGCCTCTTTGTTTCATTGTCAGTATTCTTTAAAACCTCTTGTGTTTGTTGCGTAGGACTAAATGTGTTCGGGAATGCTTGACTCCAACTCAAAAATACAACCTCCTTATTGCCCTGTTTCTACAACAAGGACTACTATATCTCTAACTGCCAACCGTCCTTCATTTACCGTTAAAATAACTTGAATATCTCTGCTACGTTTGCGCGTTCTCTTCCTAAAAACAGAAAACTCTTCGTAAGGAGTTACCGGATCAGTATCTGTATCTGCTATGTCATAATCGGTATCCGCTATATCACCAACCGAATTAAAAGTAATAGGGAAATACTTGTTGCCAACCTTCAGCACATAATTACCATTGGTGAAGTTATAGGTAACAAACTTAACTCGTTTCATCACGTACTTTTTACTTGTTGGAATGTACCTTTTTGTGCTAAGAGTGGCGAAGAACGCTTGTCCATCATCTGTGTAAACGTCTTCAACAAGCTTAGCTATCTTTGTACCATAAGCAATATAAACGTCATTGCCTTTAACAACAACGTCATTTATCGGATACCGAAATTGCCGTTTACTCCACGCGTTAAGGCCGTAATGATAGATCAATATCTCATTTTGATTGCTTGTCTTGCACCACACTTGTTTTCGCGGGGTTACATGCCATACTCTCGCATTGTTCGCGTTATTGACAACATACCAGCCGTTGATCATATAGCCTGGCGCAGGATCGTCAACACGAACCGAACCATAGGCATCCGTTGTGCTGAAACTGTTAAAACCTTCCGGACCAATAAAATAAGCCTTGTTCATAAGAGCAAGGCCGCTGTAGTGGTTAATTGCACCGGATCTTTGCGCTGCCGGTACGACTGCTATATTGCTAAAATTGTTTTCGTTAAGGATTCGGTATACAGAACCGTTTGTTTTAATTACAATGCTGTCAGTAGCAAGCTTGATCGTACACGCTATTTGGCTTGCATCCTTATAGCCAACTTCTACATACTGACTACTTGATATGTCAGATGGATTGTTAACCCATCCTGCATAATCGCCAATTGCGCTGTAATTCTTTACGTCAGATAGGATGTTGATTGCTTCAACCCTGCCGTTGTTATGCGCTACCCAGTGTGACAGCGGACTACCGGATACAGTTGCAAGAGTTGTACCGCTAGTTATCTTTTGTATCTGTCCACCGCTTGCCACTAGCACAACAGAGTCGTATAATGCGTAGATTGGCCTGTAAGCACCCGTTAATGTTCCTAACAATGTTTTAGTCGAAAGGTCTGTACTGTACAAGCTGGTGCCTGTTGAGCAGTACCAAATGTCATGAACTTCATCATAAAAGAGCGTTTCTGCATCGGTTGTCATATCATACTGGCTAACCACACCAGGGCAAACCTGTGGCTGATTTAGCAAGGTTCCGTATTCCCAGTTATCAAATTGGCTAAGCGTTCCCTCTGGTATGCTCTCTGGGTTCGCTATGAGGCACAGACCGCCCATAATGTTCTGCATAGATATAGTGAATTGTGCAGGTGTTTTTGTGCTTTGTACGGGCATTTATTAGCCCCCTTTCGCAGAGAAAAGAAGTGATTCGTCGGACGTAGCAAGCGTAATGTCTTGTGTAACGTTGGACTCCAAATCGTTCTGTAATCTTATGCACACATAATCCACAAGCTCGCCTATGCAGTAGTCAGGCAGTGGTATTGTTTGATTTACTGCCGTTAGGAGTGGTTTTGATGTAGCATATTTAAACACCACGCTTGGAGGTGCGCCGTATGCCAGTGATATTGTATTGCCTTGCACAATCAAGGGATAGGCGCTTTTTTGAGGTATAAAACCAAAAAAATCACTCGGCTTTGTCGTTGTGCCGGTGATCGTCATTTGTTTTATAACCTCTGGATCATTCACTTTTATCATGCCGTTATTGATTCTCGCAATTCCGCTATTGATATGCAGTATCATGACTTGATTGTCGTAATCATCAACATCTAAGTCCATACGCTTTGCGGCTAGGTTGATAACATCAGAGACTAACATATGTCACCTCCTATATGACCTTACCGTCTAGGCCTACAATCTCCATCTTAGGAAGTTTCTTTTTGTGCTTATCGCCGCGCATGTGGTATCCAATCTGAGCGCCTACATAATCGGCAGCAAAGTCACGTATATCCATTTCACCGCGTCCCATCATTTTGTCATATACGACCTCTTTCGTTGCGCCGATGATAATACATGTGTCCCTGGCCTGTTCTGCTGGCTGTGGGGATAACAGCGTGAATAATAGGCTGCCTACCAGGTGGATTACTTTGTCGTTCATCAATAGTCTCTGCCTCCCAAATTGCAATTTGAATAATATCCATCTATAACGGTTGTCCCTGTTTCAATACCGCCAAGCAACTTGCCTATTTTGGCGTTATATTCAGCGACAAGATCAAATCCTTGCCCAGATAAAACGCTCACCATATAACGAACAAGCAACTGCTCAACGTCTGTCTGATAGCCGCTATCGTCTGTTTCTGCCATAATTACGGTTTCCGGTATGTAGGTAATGTCGTAGTCATATGTCTTGTCTGTAGTTGGGTAAAACTTAACTGTTTTTGTATTTAAAAGGTAGTAGGCTCTAGGCTCTCCTGTTGTTGTCTTGTCCGGTATTTCAGTAATAGAAATCTTATTTACTCTTCGCTTATTGATCCTAAAGTCAATGATCTTTAGAGGATTTTTAGCCATTGTCAGACTATCGCCAGCATCTACTGTTCCGGTAATGTTTTCTTGCAACTGCATGGGGAAATGATCAAGTATTGTTTGTCTAAGAAGCTGGTTTCCTTTGTTGTACTGGTCCATCAGTACATAGGGGCTAAACAAGTCGCCTTCGATGTTTTTTAGTTCATAGTTGGCACTGAGCAATAAGCTGCTAATAAGTGTCACGGTTTCACCTCCATACAAATAAAAGGAGAGCCGAAGCCCTCCCCGTTAGGTTGTAAATGTGATTACGCAAGTTTTGCTTGCTGCAAGACCTGCAAGGCCCTGTGCTGCAACTAAGCTTGCTGTAAGCGTTACGGTTTCCGTATTAAGCCACGCTGCGGCACCACCGGACACCGTAACAGTCAATGCACCATCTGTCATATAATGCGCACCTGCTGCCGGTGAAATAGTCGCCGTACCAGCCGAAGACGTATCAGCAATTGCTAATGTTACCGGACCGGAATACCACTTGTGCAACTCTCCATCTGCTGTTTCTAGCGTAACAACAACCTGTTGACTCCATGCTGAAGAAGTCGGCGCCGGAGCATATGTTGCTGGTGTGCATTTTAATACAACATCACCGCAAAAAGCCTTAATTAACGCTTGTACGTCAGTTACATCACCTGACATAGAACCGGTAAACAATCCGGTTCTAACTGTTTCCATTCCTGGGCTATACGTTACTCCTGCCATTATTAAACCTCCCTATTTTAAAATTAAAGGGAGAGTTTCCCCTCCCAGTTTTCTACTCTACTAAGCCGCCTGTAAGCACTTGGATAACGCCATAGTCCTTTTCGTTATAGACGGACTTTTCAATACCAGCCCAGAACGCAACGCCTTGTCCTAATACGTTTTCATAGTCATCAGTATCCTTAATAGGCCACATATTACGCCCAATAGCGTGGCAGCAAGCCTGTTTGCCTAACAGCAAGTTATGAACAACATTCGCAGACGAAGCGCCAGTAGTGGTGTTTTTAATGCGTTCCCATTCGTACACTGCCACTCCATCCCAGAACCCAAGTGCGCCGCTAAAGATCGGATTCTTCATTGCATCACGCACCCCGGCCGACTGTTGAGCCGCCAACCAAACAGGATCCGCTTTAAGGTCACGTGCTGCCCACGTGCCAGCCAAGAAGATATAAGTGTCAACACCGTCAACCTTGACAGGAATTACTTTTGGTGCGTGCATTTGAGCGCGGCGTTTTGCTTTAGAAATAAGAGCGCAAGTCAATTTGTCATTAGCAGTAATAGCAACTTCGGTTCCAGCAGACGCAGCCGACATCCACTCACCGGCCGAACTTGTGCCGGTAGGAGATGCGGTCATTTGATTTACAAACGTTTTTTCCTGCCAGTTACCATACCACCGAACAAGAGCATTTTTAATCAAAGGCCATTGTTCATATGCCGGTTTTTGAGTATCCCATTCAGTGGACGATACAGCATGTCTAACTTGATCGATAGATACTTCAAAATCGTACACAGTGTGCGCTTCTTCATTTCCCTTAAGAGTGCTATTCCCGGTTACACCATCACCAACAAGATCCATTTCCAGGCCGAAGGTAATAGTTGTCCCCTTTTTATTAACAAGCTCAGTGTTTTTGTGGATAACATTTGATCCGTCAGAAGCAGTCAGTTTTGCTACCCAGTTTTCTTTGGCACCTTCAGTTTGTATCTTAGTTACCCATAGTTGAGGGATTAATGCAGGATTAATAGTGTTCATTTATCATCGACTCCTTTTATACCAATCTTTTATCAATTTGAGCTAACATGTCTTTTGGAATTTGGTCTGATTTGCCTTCTCTGATTAGCTGCTCTACTTGCGCCCAACTCATTGCCGAAGTCCTCGCTCCGCTCAAATTTGAGGCCCTAGGAAGGCTTGCTGCTTTATCAAGAGGGTTGATAGCAGGTGCTGGTTGTTGTGTTGGCGGCATAGAAAAAGCGCCCGTCATCGGCGCTGTATTTATACCTGACATTTTCTCTTTGCATTTACTGGCGAACTCTCGGATAATCACGAAATCATCTTTTGTTCCCCTGCCGGAATCAACACGTGCATAAGCGTCGTCAATCTTCTTTGCTTCCTTGCGCGGAAGTTCGTCAAGCTCTTGCTGTGCGAATTGAAACAGTACCGGGAAATCAGGAATTGCAACCAGTTCATTCACAAACGTTACGTTTTCGTTATATACCTGCTGTTTTTGCTGGTATTCTGCTTCCATCCTAAACTCTTCTTTTGACACTTCTTTGACATACTGAAGATACTTCTTAGGATCAGTTAGGTTCAGCAATTCTACGTCGTCTTCGGATATTCCAAGTTCCTTGCGTACCTTTTCATCAGCAGCCTTTGCAATTTGCTCGGAAACAGAAGCGTTCTGTTGAGGTTGTGCCTGTGGTGTTGGTTGTTGCTGTACAGCTTGTGGCTGTGGTTGTGCCGCCTTAAGTGCAGCCAATTCAGCAGCAAGTATTTTGTTCTTTTCATTTACTTCTTTGAACCGGTCATACGGAACATGTTTACTGGCTGTTTCGCCGCCAGGGGCGTTTTGTTCCGGTGCAGGTTCATTTACTTCTGGCTCTTGTGTTGGCTCTACCGTAGGTTCCTGTGCTATTGGTTGTTCTTCTTTGGGGGAAATAGCTTGTAATTCTTCCTCTGAAAAGTGGTCTTTTAACGTGTCCACTGTCACGAAGTCTTCCGCAAATAATTGCAGGTCAAAGTCGTATTTACGCATTAGGTACACTCCTTTTTACGTCACATGGACGAAGGTATTAGTTTAACGTCATTACGGACGAAAATTATATCATCCATCTATGTAAAGGCTTTCGCCGTTGCGCTGTAAATGAATACCTCCTATGCCTTAGTAACCATGCTTGCCTGTAGACCTCTAGGGCCTGTACCGTGAGTGAAATTAACCTCTGTTCCCGGTTCAAGATACATCACGCCGGGATGCTGTATTGCGCTGAAGTGAACGAAATACTTGTTCATTTGACCAGCTATGTTTTCATCAGGGGCCATAATATAGCCGTATCCCTTATTTACATCGAATTCTTTAACTATGCCTTTTATCTCTTACACCTCCTTTGACGTAACAAATCCAAGCATCTCAAGCGAGAATACCGCAATTGTATCGTCTGCTTGATCGCATAAAAAAAGAACGCCACCATCTGAATAGGCATCGTCCGCTTGTACTATGAATGTTCGATTGTCTTTTAGCGTAACTGTATATTCCTTCAACTACGCACCCCCATTGCTTCTGGGAGCGCTTGCCATTTGTTGCTGCATCATCAGGCTTTGTGGATCTACTTGTATTCCCGCTTCAGCTAGAACAGCTATTTTACCCTCAATTGGCAGGTCTTTGAACGCAATTGACAATGAAGTCTTAGGCGGTTCTATCTGCGCTTGTGATTGTGCCTGCTCCTGCAGCTTCTTCTTCAACTCTTGCTTGTTACCAATCGGCATAAATTCAAGCAACATTTCGGGAGGAACAGGTATCCCGGCTTCCTTCGCTGCAATAAGCTGCTCCAGGTTGGCCTGCATCAGCGTAGGAGTAGACGAACTAGGCAATACAACAATGTCAAATTCAAACTTGGATAGGTCATACAGCACTCGCCGCACAAGCTGCCCTTTTTCATCCATTTGCGGTTGTCCTGTCATCGGATCAATAACAGGTTGTACATTTGCTGCCTGCGGTTGATTTGGTGCAAGCTGGATGAATTTGTTCTCTCCATCATCACCGATGATCCGCATTACCATTTCTTCCGTAAAATACTGTGGTATTAATCCCGGCCTATTCTTCTCACCCCATAGGAGGTCCAAAATCAGCCTCTCTGAGTAGTTTGCTTCATCCGCTAAGTCAGATACCTGCGTGAAGCTTGCACGCTGTCTCCGGTCAATAGCAACGCCTGACATTGAACTGGGCGCATCAGCATTGCCCATTGTTTCCGGGTTTATTCCGCTTATTGTGTAGAAGTCTTCGCCTGATACGCGCTCCATTTCAACGTTGGCTACACTAACACCGTCAGGCGTAATTCGTTCAACCTTGGTCACGCTAGGCGGCACATTAAGCTTTGCGCCAGGTGTTGTACCAAAAGCTTTCAGTTGTGCATCAAATTCAGGCGTGGAAGTGCCGTAAATCAGCCATATTCCGTTTGCCTGTGTGTTAATAATGTGCATCCTCTGGCTTCTGTGCTTGTTAACTTCGCGCTGTACATCCTTTAAATCACGAATAATACCAGCCGGTTCTAATGTTGCGTCGTTTTCGTCTTTCTCGCCAGTGTAATATGCAAACTCTTGTACTAACGGGAATCGCTTATGCTTATATGGACTATCGTTTTCCTCGAACAGCACATCGTCGCAGAAGGTCATGTATTTGTACTTGCACTCTGGTATGCGATGCTTTTTAATTCCTGGGACTTTAAGCCTATACATTGATGCAAGTTCTTCTGTTTCGTTCTGCATGTCAGGCATGCCTTCTATTTGGTACACATTGCGGTAACTACGCTCTTTATACCAATACTGCACCACACGCAACTTTTTAAGCTGTTTGCTATACCATAGCGGCTCATTTGCTACTGTGTCTGCCGCTTTTTCCTCTGCGTCATATTGGTGATATAAACCTCCTATTTCATCAGCAGATTCCGGATATACCTGTTTCAGTTCATCAGGAGATTCCCACGAATACACACCGCAAAATTCTGCATCTGACAAATCCTCTTTGAGTGACTCAGGATCGACAAACACCTCAAACGGGCTTCTGCGTTCAATCTTGATCATTCCGTCCATGCGGTCATAATCAAAGTCATAAAATACCCAATAATAACCCTTGCCACATATCAGCCTGTCCCTGCCAACCTTCTTTTTATGCCTGGTAAACATGCATTTATCATAGACATATTTGTTTACGCCCTTGGCAATGTTGCATATCTCGTCGTCTTCCTCTGAGCGTGGTAGGAAATTAGGTTCTGATAGATTCTGTCCAAAGTAGCCTGATACTTGATTAATCATCGGCCTGCATCGGTTAATCGTTATCGTAGGACGCTTCTGTTGCCTCATGTTTTGTACATCTTTGTCATCCCACTGTTTGCCCTGTACAAAACGAAAGTCTTCCCTTGCCTCTCTACGCCAGTCTACAGTGGCTTCTAATGCTAGGCGTACATTCTGCCTTGCCTTGATTACCTTACCAGTGTTTGTTGGCTGGTCTTTGATTGCGTCTTCGTCCAATATGTCACCTCCTTACTCTGTCAACTTAACGCCGCAAAACGGGCAAAAAGAAATTGGAATGCATTCGGTCTTGCTCGGATAAGGAAGACCAACAACCAATAATTCCCAGTCAAGCTCTGATTTGACAATATGGAATGAAAGCGCAGTTTTATTTTCAGATGGTTTTCTGTTTTCGCAATCATGTTGAGTTTCCATCACTGCACCATTCCTGTCTGATAGAACATCCCGTATATCTGCGTCAATTGTGCGCTGCTCAGTTGATCAACAAAAAAGCTTATCTCAGCAGGGCTAGTGCCGGGATAAGCTAGCTTAAGCGTATTGAATTCACTCATCATCACGCGATATGCGAAGTCGCGCAGGGCTTTGTCTGATACTTGCGGAGAAATCACTTGCTATCACCTTCTATCTCATCATCATAAATATTGTCAAACTTATAACCAAGCTTGCGCAGCAATGGCCTTATTTTATCCCATTCCCGATATTGCTCTCCATGCTCATGCATCTTGTAAGCAACTTCAGCAATTTCAAGCAATAGGATTTTAACCTCTTCATCCGTCAAATCGATTAACCTGTCATCCATGATCCTCCATCATCCTCCCTTTGCCTGTCATATCTGTCGTAGTCTTTCGGCTTAGCCGGTTCTGCTTGTTTCTCTCTCCAGTAAACCATCTCCAACTCATTAGCATACCTGCATGCATCTATTAAATGGTTGTTCCTGTCAACAGGTTTAGGCAGCTGGTCGCCATGCTTGTCCTCTTCCCACTTATACGAAGAAAACTCATTCTTAGCATTCTGACAACGTATGTCAACAATAATTTCTTGTTGTTGCATCCATTGAATACCATAGTTTACGCTGTCCTTCCCTTTTATCGCCTCTACTGCTGTTATACCGCGCTGTGCGAGTTCCATTATGCTCTTAGGCTCTGCGCTGTCACATCGTATTGCTTCGCGCCCTATAAGCGGTTTAAGCGATTTTGCTAGATCATCATTTGTTAAACCGCGCTCGTATATCTCATCAAGTATATATAGGCGGTTGTGCTTGCGGTCGTAGTGCGTTCGTATTGCTGCTGCCGGATCACTTGCGAAGCCGAAGTCGAGGCCATTGTTAAACGTAGAAAACGTATGCTTGATGCTAGACAAGTCTTCAACTTTCCAGTTCTTAAAGATTACTCCACCAATAACTCCCCAGTTACCCAACGTGTATACGTTATAGAAGTAAGGGTCTTTTTCATTTTCTAACTGATAAATGTCTTCCGGTGACAAAAACTTATTGTCTTTGTATGTGGTCTTAACGATCAGCAGGGTATCATCGCGGTACACATTCTTGCTGTCGTCCCACCCACCAAAATACTCTTGATATATCCAATGTTGCTGCAAGATAGGATTAAACAACAATATTACTCTTTTCTTTACCTTAGAAAGACCTCTAAGGCGTTTGTACAGTTGCTTAACCACGGCATAATCAGTTTCAGTAGCTTCTTCAACAATTATGTCTGTTATTACACCCTTTGAAGGCGTAATGGACTTTATCTTTTCAACATCATCAAGCCCTGCAAACAATATCTGGTAACCATTGGTACACGTAATAACTAAATCTGACTTGTTAATAGAGAAAAGATTATTAACCTTAAAAAAACTAATCGCCTTTGTTATTTCGTTAAACACAGACTTTCTTATTGTTAGCTGTACATTGCGCGTTACAAGGTAGTTATGACCGCCTTTTAGCATGTCCAGCACTGTTCTTTGTCCGACAATAGCGTATGACTTGCCGGAAGAAGATCCACCAAAAAATATCTGCGTATACGTTTCGTCGTTCAGATAAGGAAAGTACGCATCGTTAAACACCTTTTTGTTTATGTTTAGGTTAATCGCCATTGCTATATGCCTCTATCAGCTCTCGATTTAGCCATAGAATTTATCTTGTTTATCAATGCTTCATAATCTCCAGGATTGTCAATCTTCAATTGTTCTTCTAGCATCTTGTTACGCATAATAAAATAACGCGTTACCTCAACTGTCCACTCAGCAAATTTATACCAAGTCCATCCGCGCTGGCTAATGCCTTCGCTTAGCTCTTTTATGTAATCGTCGTATGACTTGTCCATTTGCATCTCCTCCTAATCAAACAACGGCCTGTGTTTTAAGTGTTGTTTCAGCCAATTACGCCACCGCGCTTTATGCTTGTGCCTGAACAGCATATCCAACCCTTCTTGGCATCTATCATGATGAAAAACCATATTATCATCCATCAAATTTCACCCCACTTTTGACCATTCATGACCTTTATCCGGTAATTCTTAAACATCGTCTTCAGCACGTTCTGTATGCGCTGCCCTTTGCAAAACAACCAAGGATTAACAAAGTACTGTATGCCCTTGCTATTGCGACCCTTGTACATAATGTCTTTCTTAATAAGGCTGTTAATCGTTTCCTGTGTCTTTGTACGGCCCATTCTAGCCAATGCCACAAGACCATCAAACCCCATACAATTGCCGTTATCGTGCTTAATGCAACAATCCTCATAACCTATATAGGTAACAATGGTAAATAAAAAAGCCTTCTCATAAGTTGAGAGGCTTTCAAGCTGCTTTCTTACTTCTTCGATATTCCCTTTGTAGAAGTTGTCAATCTTCCACACATGAGTATCTGACAAATGTTCGACACTCTTTTTGCGTAGGATTCTATCACCTTCATTTATCTGCGTCACAACTTGTCCATTATCGTCAACTACGTTCACTTTTCACCTCCCGAAAGTACTCAGTGGGTACTTTTAAGTGTCTCGAAAGTACTCAGTGGGTACTTTGATAAACAGCCTTCCAGCCCATGTAATACGTGGCTCCAAGGCACTTTTTTTGCGATGTTGTCCCTCTTAGTCTTAATTCAGCTATCTGCGCCCTCCATTAACAAGAACCCAAGCTATAAACCCAAGAATAAAAAACCCAACAAAAATTGCACCAGCAACCATAATACACTGCCACAAAATATCCATTATTTACCTCTCAACTTCCGATAATCTTACATTATCGAACCTTAGAAAATATCATCTTAACCAGTACGTTTTTACACCCCTATACCAGCTAAAAGTATAAAAGATGCATAAAACAAAAATTCCCCATTGCTGGTTTATATAAGCCGTATAAAACCAGAATGGTTGTCCACACAAACCAAGCAAAGGAGCATATTTTCGCCTTTTCTCATCTTTGTCTTGACTTAACCATATTGCCGTCACGCCAAATAAAGCTAATGCAATTTGCTCCATTATTCCTCCACAATATTGACGTTTATCTCTATTGCGCCGCCATCTTTGCCGGTAAGCTCTGTTTCGTTCTTGTCTTTCCATCCGTAATTATTCTTCAGATTAAAGATAACGCCAGCAGCATTGCGGTTTGTGAATAGCTGTTCTTCAGCAAAATTGTGTATTCTCATCTTAGCTTTCTTTATCGTGCCGAAAAAATTAGGATCTTCTTGATAATTCAAAAGCGAATCTCTATCCATATCCAAAGCCAAAGCCAGTCCCGTTATCGTCAACGGCCTAATCTGAACCTTAACCTTATTAACTTTTCCTTCCGAATCTTTCTCATCCATATATTGGTAACACGAATCAAAATATGCGTCAATCTTTACCTGCATATCTTCTGCATCAGTATATTTCTTTGGCCTTCCCGGTCCAGCCATAACATCACCTTCCAAAACATATTAAAATAATTTGATAAAAAGCCTTGCATTAATTCTATAACGTGCTACAATAAAGACAAATAAGCGAAACGGAGTGATTTAAATGGAAAATAAATACGCAATCGGACAACAATTTAAAACCAGAGGGAAAAGCCCTCGCATTTGTACGGTAATAGATGTTCTAAAAACATATAATTCTAAAGGCGAATTGGTTAAAATACGTTACGTTGCAACACATGAAGTACTTGGTCAAATAGTTACTGATTACGAAATACCAGAAACAACTATCACAATGGGTCTTATTTCATGAGAGGCGGCAAAAGAGAAGGCGCAGGCCGTCCCCCAATCCCCACTGGCAAGCCCACATTAAAAAACTGGACTGTGCGCGTCCACGAACACGAAAAGCCACTTGTCAAAGCATTTCTAAAACAAATAAGGAGTGATAAAAATGAGAAACAATGAAAATTATTGCAAATGGTTTTGCGTTGAATTAGTTGATGATAATAAATATTTATTTCAAAGTAATTGCGAGGAAAAGAGAATTGTTTCAAAGTGGCAAAAATTTTATAAACACATCTATAAAGATAACGGCTTGAATCTTTGCCCAAAATGTGGCAAACCTATTACTGTAGGAGAATTACTTTACTAAACTGCCCTAACCGGCGGTTTTTTCACATCCCCGCCAACCTCTCCAACCCATGACAATCCCTATACCTTTGCTCAATCCTCTTCGCCACATTCAATATACGACTAGCTTTGTCATAATCAGCTTCATTCGCTATATATTGCTGTTCATCATACACCCATCTAAACAACTCAACAGCAACAGGGCTGCAAACCAGTACAGGCCCTTCTAAAATATCCATTCAATCACATCCTTCACAGCATAAAACAAGCAACTATACACTAATTGCCTGTTTTACAATGTTAAAAAATAATTTGAATACAAGGTATTGCAATTCAATTTGATTAGTGGTACCATTAAATCAAACAAACGAAACGGAGTGATTGCAAATGGAAGTATGGGTTACATTGTGGGTTTCAGAAAGCGGATCAACTCTTGGTTGTGAGGTTTTTTCATCTAGGAAAGAGGCAGAAAACCACAAAAAATACTGGGAAAACAAAAACAGAGAAGATTCTTCCATATACATCCGTCACAAAATCATTGACGAACCAACAACATGGGACAACGAGCGAAATAAATTTCTTAACGGACAAGATTAAGCCATGAGAGGAGGTAAGCGCGAAGGCGCAGGCAGACCATCAACTGGCCGCAAACAGCGTAAATATTTTCTCACCGACGAAGAACACGAACAAGTAAAGCAATTCGTATTAAAACTAAGGAGCGTTAAAAATGATTGACAGAATAATAGACTTCATTTTTGATGACATTCCTGCCTATTATCGACTGTTAATGCTTTACATTTTTACCCCTAAATGCTTTAAAAAATGCACATGCGGCGAAAGCCTAAAACACTGCACTGCATTACATGACAACTGCAATAAAACCTGCAAATTTTACCACGGTAAGCTACTCTCACACAGGCCGGAATAACATCCGGTCTTTATTTATTGCCATGTTAAGGGATAGAGCGCCAAGCATGCACACCTGACGCTCATATGAGGAGGGGATAACATAATCATAGTGGGTATGGATTTGCACCACACATTGCAAGGAAGGATTCGAACCTACAACACAGGCTTTCGGCCCCGCTCTACCATTGAGCTACATGCACATACAAAAGCTCCAGCATCCATTCAGTACACACGTACGCCTACATGTAATTTTTCAGCCGGATAATCTAACCGTCATTAGATGTACTGCTCTGTAATTTGTCTACCTATTCCAGCACCACTATCTACTACAACAACTTGCCAACAATAACCCCAATCGCAAAAGCGACACCATAACTTAAAAACGCCTTCTTCATTTCAACAAAAACACCATACAAATACTGTCCTAAAAACTTCTCCATGCTCAATCAGCGCAGTTACCCACGCTGACCACCTCCTATTCCTTCCTAAAATCAGCTACATTGTACGTGTACGTCTTCAAACACGCCTGATTAACGCACTGCTTACCTACCGCATTACCATCATTGCTAACGATATTCAGCGCATGTCCACACTCACATGTCGTTGGCATAACCGGCAATGGTGCCTTTGCTGTGATCTCTGTCACATACGCCTCGTACGCTTCCGCAATTGCCATATGCAGCTTGCTTGCCGCATTAGCGTGTCTTATTGCCTCATCTTTGTTTGGCACCAAATTAACGGGAATATTGAACCCCTTGACATTCAGCAAATCATTCAATTCCATTTACTAACCTCCCCCTTGATCGTCTGCTCTATATTGCACTTTGATTTCCGCATGTCGTAATGTGCGCAGGTGCCGCAATTGACCATCTTTTCTTTGTCTTTGCTTTTCACGTGGTATTTACAACCATTCACCATGCAACCACCTCGCATAAATAAAGCCGGACCATACCCACCTAAGGACCGGATTTGCGCCAGTACCCCAGCACTACTGGTGCTCCCAACTTTTCCACTAATCCTACATTAACAAGGTAAACATAAACTTACCCTTTCGACTTAGCAGAATAAAAAAGGAGCTATGCCTCACGCACAACTCCTATAGTGACATAATACCACGGAAATACTGTATTTTGGCGCTGCACTATATTATTTTTTATCTATAAAACCCCTATTTTTATCCCAATTCTAACCGTAACATCGACGAT